ATGTTAATTGTGCGTCTGTATGGGTAATGATATTACTAGGACCATAAGTACCAAACACAACATTACCAACAACATTTAATTTTGCCAATGGATTCGTCGTCCCAATTCCTACATTTCCATTACTATGAATTCTCATTTTTTCTTCATTATTTATAATAAAACGTTGAATATTAGCATAATCATACCATATACCAGTTCCACTAGATAAATGATTAATTAATTTTGTAACATATGTTTGATGAAATAAAACATCTCCATTTACGTGTAATTTTTTACTAGGGCTCGTCGTTCCAATTCCTACTTTTCCATTATAAATATAAATATCACTACTAGCATTCCAAGTTCCACCATTCCAAACAAGTGGTTGTCCTTGTGCCTTAGTATCTGTATTTACATTTGTAATTTGATTAAGTTCTCCAACAGTAGTAACTGTTCCATCAATTTGTTCGTAATCTTCATTATCTTCATTTTTAAAAATATCTTTAATATCGGCATTAGATAAACCAGTAGCATTAGTTCTAGCATAACTGATCCAATCGCCCAATTTTAATGTAGAAATATCTGTAATATCAAGATCGGCTTTAACTTTAGTTACAGATGCTGTTGAATCTAAACCCAAAGCATCTCTTAAACCTTTTGGAACAACATTTTTATTTCTTTTTTTAAATTTCATAGTGCCGTCAGTATCAATAGATATACGATGTTCGTCTCCAATCCATAAAGAACTTGTTGAAATATACATATGTCTAATTTTTTTAGTAGCACTACCTATATCAAATGTAGAGTCGGTGTCAGGAATAATACTTGATTTAATAATAATTCCATCATCTGCAGTATTTTGAATTAACATTTTTTCATTTCCACCAGTATAAAATCTTAATTTATCTTCATCAGATGATTGTTCTGCTGTAATATACGTATCTTGGTCTATATCCATAACACCCCCTAAAGAACCCCAAGCGTTACCAGCACCATATCCTTCAAAACTATTAGTAGTTGTATTGTATCGAAGCATTCCTAAAACACCGGGTGATGTTCGTTGAGCTGTAGTTCCAGAAGGTAATTTCAAATGTCCTGTTGATAAAATATTCATATTAACCGTAGCATCAATTTTTGAAAGATTTGTATCAGTGTCCATTAATTGCATAATACTTGTTGATAGATTGATAGAATTACCTTGTTTATTAACAATACAACCGGTAATACGAATATCTCCATTAATATCAAGGGGATAGAGTGGGACACCAGTATCACTGCCTGATGTATAAGCATTATCAGTTGTATCTAAACCAATTCCTAATCTGCCTTTGTAAAAACCTGATTTGATAGGCATTATAAATATTATAGATATGATAAATTTTAATATTAATTGAATTGATATTAAAATAATAATTTTAGTTATAAAATGATTAACCCGGACTATCTAGCTAAAAAGAACGCACACCCAAGAGATAAATTAGTTACGTTCGAAGAAGTAGGACATAAATATACGGTAGATGGAGATGATGATTATATGAGTGTAACAACGTGGAACCATAAACATTTTGAAGAATTTAATCCAGATGCAGCAATAAAAATGATGAAAAAAGGTAGAAAGTGGAATGAAACACACCCATTTTATGGAAAAACAAATGAAGAAATTAAAGAAATATGGGAAAGTAATGGAATTGAATCATCAAACGCAGGAACCAAAATGCATTTTGATATAGAATGTTTTTATAATAATATAAATCCTAAAAATGAAAGTATTGAATTTAAATACTTTCTAAATTTTAACGGTAAAATAAAAAATATGGAAGCTTATAGAACAGAAATGATAGTTTGGGATAAAAAATTAAAGCTATGTGGAAGTATTGATATGATATACGAACATGAAGATGGTAGAGTATCAATATATGATTGGAAACGATGTAAAGAAATTAAAATGGAAGGTTTTCGAGGGAAAAGTTCAAAAACAGAAGCAATATCACATTTACCTGATTCTAATTTTTGGCATTATTCATTACAGTTAAATACATATAAGTATTTACTTGAAAAAAACTACAATAAGGTAATAAAAGGAATGTACTTGATATGTTTACATCCTAACAATAAAAACAAAAATTATTTAAAGTATAAGGTTCCGGTATTAAAAGATGAAATAAAAGATCTAATGAAAATGAGACTAGAAATGGTTAAAAAGGAAAATATGTTAAAAACGTGTGATTGGTGTTATAAAAGTAAAGATGTTAAGGTTTTAAATAAAGACGAATATGGTGAGAAAAGTTTATGTAAAAAATGTTTAATTGAAAGAGTATAAATATAAATAAAATAAGTATTTAATGTGGATATTTATAGTGATACTACTGTTTTTTTTATTATTTGTAAGAACAACAATGGAAATGAATAAATTATTTAATACAAGACGATGCGTTGGTGCACCATTTTACAAGGAGACATTTGATTAAAATAAACAACTTAAATAAAAATGAAATATTATTTATAATGGATATCTTAAATAATATTCAACTATTTGGAGTTTTTTTTATATGGAGTGTAGGTCATTTATTTGCAAGTATAATAGTCGCAAAATATATATATCTTCCTTGGGTAAGGAAAAATGAACTAGAAAATATAGAACCAGTTTTAAAGTACGAAGATAAATTTTCACTGGATGATATAAAAGATACAATTGTAGAACCAGAAGATGTTTCTTGTAATGTATACGTATCAGAGCATACGCCGGAAGGATATGTTATAATGAGATATAATAACGAAGAAGAAGGTTTTGAATACTGGTGTGATAATACAAGTATAAAGTATAATTATCTTGAAGTTGTTAGTAGAAAATATGTAGATAAACTTTTATGTAAAAATTTATATAAGGATAGAATGAAAAAGGAAGAGGAAGAAAAAGAAGAGGAAGAAAAGGAAGAGGAAGAAAAAGAAGAGGAAGAAAAAGAAGAGGAAGAAGAAAGAGATGATATTTTTGTAAAGCCGAAAATATCAAAAGAAAATAATAAAAGGAAGGAAGAAAGGAAAGTTAGTAATGTAGAAGGTAATAAATATATTAGAAAAGGTAAAATTAATGAACTAAAAATATTTAAAATTGAAAAGAAAAAGAAAGAACCTAAAAAAAAGATGAGTTTTTATGATTATAAATTACTAATGAAAAAATCAGAATAATCAGCGCATACGCCTGCGGGATTTACGGCGGTGCCTTTTTTTCAGTGCTTTTTTTCTTGTTCTCATACGTCTCCTACCTCCTTTTTTCGTTTTGGGTAATTGAGGAGCTTTTAATGGTTTAGGTGCTGTTGGTGCTTTTGGTAATTGAGGTGCTTTTGGTAATTGAGGTGCTTTTGGTAATTGAGGTGCTGTTGGTAATTGAGGTGCTGTTGGTAATTGAGGTGCTGTTGGTAATTGAGGTGCTGTTGGTGCTTTTGGGATGCTTTTGTCAAAATCTTTTATCATTGTATTTACTTTATCAGTTGTTTGATTTATTTTACCTACTACTTTATTACTCATTGCTTTTATTTTTTTTGCCGCTAATTGCTGTGCGTTTTTTGCCGCAACAAAAGCTTCAACTGCTTTATCTAATCCGTCAGTTACTGGAAGTTGTAATTTTCGCATACTTTTTTGAACTTTTTCTAATGTATCTATCCATAAATTCGTCATTTTTTCAGATAATTTAAATGCTGGCATTGTTATAGCGTGTATCATTCTAATTATTGATATTACTTGACCCGCTCCTGGAATTGCTTGTGCAGCATTTAATCCTGCTCTTATTCCTGCTTTACCTAAGTTCTCGCCAGTATTTGTCGCTATATCAACTACTTCGTCTGCTTTATCTCTTAATAATGGAATTGCTTCATCTCCCAATTTCAATACTGACCTCATTTGAACTCTTGATAATTCTACCATTGAATCCATCATCTTCTTTATTTCTTGTCGTAATTCTTTATCTGTCAATACAGCATTTATTAATACAGCACCATCTTTTAGTACTTCTTTTGATGATTTACCTACTATCTTTACTCCTTTACTAAATAATTCTGCTGATTTTTTTATTTGTTGATCAAGCTGTTTTCCATCTATATCAGGTGTAACACCTGCCATAGCTAAATATTTTTCAACCGCTTTATTCATTAAAACTATATATGTTTTACTAGCGTTTTTCAATATTGTTATTGGTAATGTTTGTAATGAAGCAAATATAGCTGAATTTATTGAAGGAGCTTCCGGTGGTAGTTCAAGTGGGGCAGATAAAGAAAAAGATTTATTATCCTTTTTCTCACCTTCCGAACCTTTTTGTTGTCTTTTTTTTGTTTTATTATTAGGTTTTTTTTTACCATTTTTTTTTGGAGGCATTATTAATATAAGTCTATATTTTTTTCTTCTTTCATCCATTTTTTGAAACCTAGACTTTTCTCTACATCAAACGATGAACCTAGCATATCTACTGCTATTTTATACGCAATCTTTTGTTTCTCTGTTAGTGTATTTAAATATTCGTCTATATATTCTTTAATCTCTTTCATTTTAAAATAATTACTATTGATTATTTTAAATCAATTTCTAGAAATCATACATACTATATCTTTGTTTTTGTATGTCTTTGTTTTCATTAATAAACGTGTCATTTTAGTTTCTATCTTATAACCATTTTCCAAGCAAAAATTAAATAATATATCTATATTATCAGCTGACAAAAAATCTAATTTATTGTTTGGATCCAAAATCGTATGGACGCAATGTGGAACTGGTTCACAGCAATAAAAATTTTCATATGGTGATTTCTTTTCTCTTGCGATTGATTTAATTAAATTATTAAGTGGTTCATCTGTTGTTGGTTTATTTTTACATACTAATATTTTTCTATAACACTTTTGTATTTTATCTAGATATATATATGATAATATCGTATAAACTGGCATTTATATATTTTTAGAAATAAAATTAAACTAATATTTTAATATATTTTTATATTAATATGATTGGTGGCAAATTAATTGCTGAAGGTGGATATGGTTGCGTATTTCATCCGGCTTTTAATGAAGTTGGTGAAGAACTTGATGAAAAGAAATATGCAACAAAAATTCAAGTTAAAAACGAAAGTTCTGCTAATGAAATTAAAATTGGTGAAATCATTTCAAAAATTGACGGTTATATAAACCATTTTTCTCCTATTATTCAAGTAGATAAATTAAATATAAAAAAGTTTAATTTCAATAAATACAAAAGTTGTTCTATTCTTAAATCAGAAACCAAAAAAAATAAATTTATATTAATGAAACTTGATTATATAAAAGGCGAACCATTTATTGAATATATTATTAAACAAAGAAACAATACAGAATTAATACATAATTTGATTCATAGTTATAACCATTTACTTAGTGGTATTGATATTCTTATTAAAAATAAAGTGCTTCATTACGATTTAAAAGGTGATAATATTCTATATGACGATTACAGAAAGATACCTATTTTAATTGATTTTGGACTTTCTATTCCATTTAACTTTTCAGAAACTATACTATCTACAGACGAGACTTTTCTTAATAAATATTTCTATATCTATGCTCCTGAGTATTATATTTGGCCTATTGAAATTCATTATTTATGTTATATATTAAATGAAAACGAGGAATGCAATGATGAAATATTACAAAGTATTATAGATGAATATATAGTTCATAACCCGGCTTTTTTAAACTTTTCAAAAAGTTTTATTAAAAAATATAAAGAAATGTCTTTTCAGCAATTAAAATATTATAATAGATTTCAATCAAATGAACGTATATTTAAAATTATAAAACATTGGAAGAGTTGGGATAATTATTCACTTTCCATTATATACTTAAAATTTCTAAGATATTTAAACATTAGTGGATATGAAAACAATAATTTTACTATTTATTTTAGTCAGTTATTGTTGCGAAATATTAGTCCCAATCCTGAATATAGAATGAATATTGAAGATACAAAATATGAATTTAATAAGTTTTTATTTGATAAAAAAATAAACAATATTGTTTCTTTCAAAAAAGTAGCCAAATCATTTGCTAAAAATAGAAAATACTTTGACAAGGCTATGATATTGTATAAAAAAAAACATCGGACATTAAACAAGAAAATTCAAAAAATATAGGTTTTTCTCTCCCAAAACACCTAAATTCTAAAATATATATTAAAAATATAAAATATATATTTTATTTAACGTCTCTTCTTACTTTTGCGGGATTTTCTTCTTCTTTTCTTGGATTTTTTACGTCCGCCTTTTTTGCTTTTGCGAGATTTTCTTCTCTTTTTGCGAGAACGTCTACGTTTTCTACGACCACCAGTCATCTCCTTGTCTTCGTCAGCCATTGGCTCATCATCGTCGCCACCACCGCTCATTGGTTCTTCTTCTTCATCAGAACCACCTCTTTGTCTTTTTGTTCTTTTTCTTCTTCTTTTTCTACGACCACCACTTGTTAGTTGTGCTTCTTCTTCTTCATCAGAGCCCCCTTTTTGTGGTTTTTGTTGTGTTTCTGGCTGTTTTTCCTGACCGGATTCGAATTTAGCAGCAAATTTTGCTACACCAGAACCTCCATTTTGTTTTTTGTAAGATTTTTTGGCGTGTTTCAAAACTTCTTTGAAAGACATACCGGCGTTTTGTTTACGCACTTGTTTAACGTGGGATAACCAAGCATTTGGCATTATATATTATATC